GTATGCCAAACGATACAGCTGTATTGACTTTGAAAGACAACCTTATCTATGCATTCGATGCTGAAGGTGATGACAAAGCATTGAAAGCTGTGAACCTTTCTGACACTGTTGCTGAACCATACATCCGTACTCGTGCGAACATGAAAGTTGGTTTCATCCACGTTAATGGTGCAGAGGTAGTTCTTTACTCATAGTCAACTCAATTCGGGGGGTGAAATTCCCCCCATATTTTTAAACTGATAAATCAAATATTATGGCTTGTGAAGCTTTAGAAACAATCGTAAAATCGTGCGACAACAATAGTGGTGGCATCGAAAAGATTTGGATTAATCAGCAAGACAATATTGCCTCATTCACTTTGGATGCGACAAACACATGGACAATTGATGCTATCACTTTAGCAGTTGGTGCTCCTGACTATACTCCATTCGAGATACGCAGAAACACTGGAAGCTACACTGAAGATGCAGCGATTGACCTCGTGAATGGTTCATCTTATGTGACTGCAACGATCAACCTTTTGTTCCACCGCAGAGACCAAGACAAATCTCAAGCAATCAAAATCTTGGGTGCTGGTCAACAATATCTGAATGCAATTGTTAAGGATATGAACGGAAAGTACTGGTACTTCCCTTTCCTTCAATTGTCAGCTGTTGGTGAAGGTTCCGGAACAACTCGTGCAGATGGTTCAAAATATTCCGTTACACTCATTTCTGAAAATGACTACTTGTCATATGAGGTTACGGAAGCTGCAGTTGCTGCTGTTGTCCCAGCTATTTAATCTAAATTAACCTACTACAAAGAGCCATCCAATAGGGTGGCTTTTTTTTGTGAACAAAATTTGACCTCATTGCAATATAAGTAAATGATTTACATAAATAAGGGAGAGGTGAATTCGATTGTGCTGACACTCACAGAGGTGTCGACATTGAGCTCGCCATACTATTTGTTCGTTTTTCAGAACGAAATGAACCCGACATCCGACCCAATCCTATTCACAGCACCAGATGACTCGGCATATCCAGAGAGATTCAATCTCTTTTATTTGGATGAACCAGTCGATGTGGAACTAATGAAAGGACAATATACATATTCGGTGTACGAATCAACCATCCCACCAACAGAAATCAGCGACACAACTGGAGTCGTAATTGAGGAGGGTAGAATGGTAGTGAGTGGTGCATCGACTTCATCAATTTATGACTAACTATGGCTTGGTACGATAGATTCAGAGCAAAACAACAACCAGAGATGGAAGTCATCTCGCCAAATTACGAGGCATTCAGCACACCATTCCTCAAGGTAGGTGGTGCAAATCTGTCACTGCCTTATGTGAATGGAAGATACACAACTGCTGGATGGATTCCATTTGGCCAGGACAATATGTATCCAGAGCTTCTCAATCAAATGGTGTTCAGCTCGCCACTCCATGGTGCAATCGTGGACTATAAGACCAATGCTGTCATCGGTGGTGGCTTCGACATCAAAGTTGAGGGTGCTACACCGAAGGATTTGCTTGAGCTTTACACATTCGAAAAGAAAATCAACCTCAAGAAAGTTGCAAGAGCAGTCACCGAGCAGTTGATTGTACACAACCGAGTGTACTTCAGACTTGTATTCGATGAGAAAATGAAGCTCAAGAGAGTGCACAATGTATCTCCAGAGAAAGTGAGACGAGGTCGCCAAGAGAATCAGTACTTCATCTGTGAAGATTGGTCGGCTCGAATCAATGTGCAAGACATCAAGAGACATCATCCGACTTGTACTGATCGTGAACAGCTTTTTGTTTATGAGGTAGAGACACTTGGTCAGGATTGGTATCCGCTTCCAAAGTATTCGAGTGCACTCAACTTCGCATTCCTATCTGGTGAGCTTTCATACTTCGCCAAATCAAACATTCAGAACAGCATCTTCCCATCCTTTGCGATTATGTTCCCAAAAAGACCGCAATCAGAGGAGGAAAAGAATGTACTTCGAAACACAATCGATAAGCTCAAGGGAGCACAGAACGCTGGAAAGACTGCTGCATTCTTTGCGAACTCACAAGACCAGCTTCCAAAGATTGAGAGCATCCCAACCAACTCAAATGACAAGCTCTTCCAGGAAGCATCTGGTTTGAACACAGAACAAATCTGCTTCGCTCACACCATCGACCCAATCTTGATGGGTGTCAGAACAACTGGCTCACTTGGTTCCGGTTCGGATATCAAACAAGCGTATGTCATTTTTGAAAAGAATGTGGTCATGCCATTGAGAGAGCAAGTGCAAGATATCTTCAATGAGATTCTGCATATAGCTAAACTCGGATTTGCTGACTTCACTATCAACAACTTCCAAATCATCAATGAATCTATTGTTGAAATCGAAGGAGATGCAAGCAAGACATCTGATGCACTTAATGCAATGAGTCCATTGGTAGCCACCAAGGTACTTGAGCAGATGACCGTCAATGAAGTCAGAGCACTCGCATCACTTCCACCGATTGAAGGTGGTGATGTAACACAAGCACAAGCAGCAGCAGCCGCACAACCTCAAATACCTCAAGCGTAATGTTGTACTTTATCACTGAAAACTACCTCAAGACGAACACTCCAATCACTGCCAATGTGGATGTGACTGATGTGTTCCCATATGTGGCAACTCAAGCACAGCTTCGAGTGATGCCAATCCTCGGCACTGTCTTTTACAACCATTTGCTCGAGGCATACAATGACCAAACATTGACACCAGAAGAGGAGCAACTTGTTGCATTCATTCAGCCAGTCATCGCATGGAGGTCAGCTGAAGATGCTGTCTTTGGATTAACATATCAGCTTAAGAACAAGGGACTCCAGCAGCAGAGTGGTGACTTCTCACAGCCAGTCACTCGCAGTGAGGTGGCATTCGGAATGGAGCACTATGCACAGAAAGCATCTTTCTTTGAGATGCGACTCATCAAGTACTTAATAAAAAACAAGGCAGAATATCCTATCTTCACAAGCCAAGCCAACCGAGATACAGACCTTCGACCACAAATCGAATGCGTTCAGTGCATCGGTGACTGCTGGTTCAATGGTGAATGGAATTGTGGATATCCTCGCAACAACGGATACAACAATCAAATTCTTGTTATCTGATGAAAAACACCATACTCCTTTTGACCGCTTCATTCTTTACAATACTCGCACCAGTACAGCCACTTGTATTGGTTGCAATCCTCGCCATATTCATTGACACACTTTTCGGAGTTTGGAGAAGTGTTAAGAAAGGAGGGTGGCAAGCATTCAAATCACGCAGATTGAGTGACACTATCGGCAAATCATTACTGTATTCTGGTGGAATCGTATTCACATTCCTAATCGAGAAGTTCATCGCTGGTGATATCATCGCTCACTTCATCGCAGTCGAGCTCATCATGACAAAATTTGTGGCTTTCTTTTGCGTGATAGTGGAAGTGAAGAGCATCAATGAATCATATGAGAGTGTGACTGGTAGAAACATCCTCGCTGCCATGCGTAAATTCGTTACACGATCCAAAGCAGAACTTGACAACTGGAAGTAATGGTCAGAAAGTACACCGACAAAGAACTCCTTGAGCGAGTCAAATCACTTGACAACTATATCGGTGTTCCATCTGGTCATTGGATTCTTGGTGTGCGTTCACAAGAGGATTCAGTAAACAAATTTGATGACAAATTCTATCTGTTCAGAGGTGAGCTCTTCATCGAGGTGTCATCTGGCACAACCAACCCAGGACAACCAACACTCAAGCAGTTCGAAAAGGTGAACAAATCTGGTGCCGCTGTGCTCAAATCAGAGCAGTGGTATTATGATGTGTGGAAGTATGGCAGACACAATGGTAAAGTGGAAGCACTCCTTCAGCTTGGAGCTCCAGTACAAGTATATCGAGACACCGACAAGGATGACAAGTCAGAACAGCAAGGCAAACTCGACACTGGATACTTCGGCATCAACTTCCATCCCAACACATACAACCTCAACAAGCCATCAGGCACCAACATCGGATGGTGGTCAGCTGGTTGTCAGGTATTAAACGATGTGAATAAATACAAGACATTCATTCGCCTCTGCAAACCACAGAAATTCACTTCATACTGTCTCATCAATGAATTTTAAAGTCACTATTCTGTCACTAATTGTGACAATATTTGCGACATCTTGTGGTGTGAACTACCACATCCGCAAAGCAATCAAGAAAGGATATCGCTGCGACAGTGTAGCTGACACAATTCAAGTGACATCAATCGACTCGATTCCGTACATTCTGCACGATTCAATTTATTGGGAGAAGGTACTTGTCCAAAAAGATACAATCATTCGCTACAAGCGTTCTTTTGTGCCTCAAACAAGGTGGCAAACAAAGATTGAATACAAGCTCAAGAGAGACACCATCCGCCAAGTGCAGAAGATTGAGGTGGCAAAGTACAAATCGCAGAAGGAAAGCTCACCATTTTGGGTGCTGATTCTCGGCTTTGTGATGGGAATGGGAACAATGTATCTCTTTAGATACTCTAAAAATAATCTATGATTTTAAAAAAGCACGCCAAGAATATCCATGAGCTTCAGCTCGAAGGAAACTTGGTCAAGATTGCGATGTTGTCAGACATCCACTGGGACAATCCCAAAAGTGATTGGAAACTTCTCAAGCGTGACCTTGACTATTGTCTTGAGAACAACATTCCAGTCATGATAAATGGCGATATGTTCTGCCTCATGCAAGGAAGAGGTGATCGCAGAGGGAACAAGTCTGACATCCGACCAGAGCACAACAATGCAAAGTACCTTGATTCAATTGTCGAAACTGCTGTTGAA